TTATCGAAGTTATCAATGGTAACTTTAACAATCAGAAGATTATGGTTATGGAACATAGATGGAATGGTCTGATTTTAGAACCCCAGAACGCAAACAATACAATGTTCCATATACTCTATCTGTGGGGTAATCCAGTAGCATTAAAAACAAAGTATGGTGAGTTCCGAAATGAGGTTGATGTCATGATTATGGTTCCAAGGATGCCTAAAGAATTGGCTAAAAGATTGATGGATGAATATGGAATACCACCACAGCTCGAGAAGCAACGCAAACCACAGCTTCGACCACTAGTTCGAAGATAATGTAAGAGAGAAACTTCACAATGAATGTATGGTATATATACAGAACAGTAAGAGGTTATAGAATTTGGACATTAGAAGCTTGGGAACACAAGAAAATACTTTTAGCCTATTTAGGGCCATTTTGGAGTCGTGAAGAATCACAAAAGACCTTACATAAATGGGTGTCCAACCATTAAAATAATTTTATAGAGTTTTATCAAACCTCCAAGTTATAAATATAGCTTGGAGGTTTGTTGTGCTATGTCAATAAAATATGATGATTTTGTTAAAAGACCGTTTGAAGAGTCTGAATACGACCCAGAACAGGTAAATGAATTATACGCATGTATGGATGATTTTTGGTCCTTCCAAAAGCATGTTCAAATAATCCACCCAGATAGAGGTGAAATACCCTTCCAGCCTTACGATTTCCAGAAAGAAATTATAAAGACCGTACTCGATACAAGATTTACTATAGTGCTATGTGCACGACAGGCAGGCAAGACAGTTAGTGTGTCTGTATATGCTCTATGGTATGCCGTCTTTAATTCTGATAAGGAAATTGGAATCGTTTCAAATAAACAAAGTTCAGCCATTTATATCCTTTCTATAATAAAAAGGATGTATGAGAGTTTGCCAGCATGGATAAAACCTGGTGTTAAGGAGTATAGCAAATTGTTTGTACAGTTTGATAATGGAACCAAGATATCCGTCTCAGCTACATCAGCTGACGCCTTTAGAGGTAGACCCCTCAATTTATTAATCTGTGATGAGTTTGCGTTTGTAAGAAAAGGAATTGCTGAGGACTTCTGGTCAGCTAACTATCCAACAATTTCAACCTCTGTAGAATCTAAGATTATAGTCATTTCTACTCCTAACGGTATGTTTAATCTGTTCCACAGGTTGTATAGTGGGGCTGAAAGGGAGGAGAATACCTTTAAGCACTTGAAGTTTAATTGGACAGCAGTTCCTGGTAGAGATAAAGAATGGGCTGCAGAACAACTAGCTAACTTGGGCCCGACAAAGTTTGCACAAGAGCAAGATGTAGAATTTCTTGGTTCAATTAGCACTGTCATTGATACAGCTGTGTTGGAACAACTATTCTTGTTTACATTAGACCCGGAAACACTAGACCTCGGAAACAAATTTAGAGTTTACGAGAAAGTTGAACAGGGGTCGAGGTATGTGATTGGTGTTGACACTGCTAAAGGAACAGGTGAACACTTTTCAACCATCCAGGTCCTTAAAATAATGGCCATCAAACCTATCATGTTAAAACAGGTTGCGGTTTATGAATCTAATGAGATAGATGTGTATAAATTTTCAGATACAGTAAATAGGGTTGCAATCTATTATAACCAAGCTTACATAATGGCTGAGAATAATGCTGAGGGAGCTGCAGTTGTTAGTAGGTTATGGTGGGACCATGAAAATGAAGGACTAGTGAATAGTGGAGGAAAAACTAAAGACCTTGGAATAAGGGCCTCAAGAGCTTCAAAACCGAGAGCGGTTCTCCTTATGAAGAAATTGATAGAGGATGGTAGTTTAAGCATTGTGGATTCTTCTACTGTCAACCAGTTAGCATCGTTTATAGAGAAAAATAATAAGTTCTTTGGTAAGGATATGCCAGATGATTTAGTAACAGGACTCTATTGGGCTGTTTATCTGTTTACAATGAGAGATGTTTTAGAGGAGTCAATGGAATTGAAGGGTGATGACAACCTGAAAGGTGATGACGAAGGATGGGGAATACTATCAGACCTTGATGAAATGATAGACGATTGGAGCTGGTTGGATGATGTTTCAATAGCAGAATAAAATATAAATATGAGTGAGGTAGATATGAACTATAGAAAATATTTAGTTTCTGAAGCTGTGAGTGATGCTCAGAAGAAATTGGCCAAGGACTTTGAGAAGACAATTTCTAAAGCTATAGCTGGATGGGTAGAGGGTGTAAAAGCAAGAGAGCCTGATGATATGGTAATAAATCAATCAATTCAGTTAGGTTGGCGAATGGTACACCCATTACAACATGCTGCTAAAGGGAGAAAGAAAGCATGAAAAAATCTGATGTTATAGAGAAAATTAAAAGGCGTCTTGGTTACCCGATGGTAAAGGTAGAGCTAACAGGTGAACAATTCGAGGATGCTATTGATGATGCTAGAGAGAAGTTTATAAAATGGGCTGTAGGAAATGCTACACAAGAAATGTACTGCCTTGTAATGCTTTCTGGTGGTCAGGATGAATATGATATGCCTTCTGCATGCACGGAGGTTGTAGGATACAGTACCCGTACAACAGGGGGTATAAACACACTGTTCACTATGGAGAACTATATGTATAATAGAGGGATGTATGATGCATTATACATGAGAGGTTCTTATGACCTAGTCTCTTACCATATTGCAAGAGATTTTCTAGATACTATCAGAAGGTATAGTGTTGACCAGTATAACTTCCTATATCATCCATATACAAATGTCCTTGAAATCAACCCAATTCCGCCTTCTGGAAACTCTTTAACATGGACAGATACATATGGTACATGCCATGGCCCATATGATTCTCCAGGGTTCTTGTTAGTCAGGTTCTTCGCTGTTGAGGGCACTGATAGTGATTTATATGGGAAGGTATGGATACAAGACTATGCTACAGCTCTATGTAAAATAACACTTGGAAGAATACGGTCTAAGTTTGAAAACTTTGCTGCTATAGGTAATGTAGGTATCCAATTAGATGGTGGAGACTTGATTACTGAAGGAAAGGAGGATGTTGAGAGGCTTTCAGAATCGGTAAGGGAGGAGGAAGCCTACCTCGGATATGGGATAGAAATAGGATAATAGCGCGATGAGATTGGACAGATACTTAATAGAAGCAAGGAAAAGAGCTGATATCAGTGAATATGTTAAGATACTCAACAGTAATTGTTCAGAAATCATCCAAGTATACCAACAAACTAACAAATTTCTTTATAGAGGAACGAATGATAAAGGTACATTTCTGGAAAAAACTGGCAGGGGAGCAAAAGTAAGAATACCTAGAAATACTCCTGTATCATTTCATAGATACCTAAACAAAATATTCAAAGAGAAGTTTGGTTGGAAAGTAAGAGATGGTATATCCACTACTCCAAAGAAAGGGGTAGCTCTCTCTTATGGTGCGGGTAGTGCGTATATCTTTTTCCCAACCAATAAATGTAAATTTGCATGGTCTCCAAAATATTTTGATTTGTATGTACAACTTAAGATTCTTAAAACAACCGGTTATGATAGTGTTAAGGAGTTTCTTGCCAAGAAAGAGATAACATTTACAAGAGCTGTGAACACCTATAAAGATGACAATTTAGCAATGGCAATACGGGCAGGTAATGAGGTAATGTTTAAAGTTTCAAAGTATTATTTGCTTGATTCAGCACAAACAATAGAAATCGCCCTCAGAGAAGCACTAGGAATGAGATAATATGAGAACACCTTTAACAGGAATTTTTAAACCTAAATGGGAACTCTATGATATTCACGATAATAGAGAACACAACCTCTTTCAGAGTTATGTCATGGAGTTTAATGATATTGCCGGTATAAGGATTGGATTTCATGTAAGAGATGCCGATTTTGAAGACTATGATACTCTCTATGGTGAGCATCAATATTATGGATTTGAGGTCGTCAAAAACACAAAGTGCTTATATGATGTTGAAGATGAACCAGAAATGTGGAATGTATTTGGTTCATTTGGGATGGATACAGTAACCACACATATGCCAAAAGGTACCTATAGAAGAGATGTGAGCCAGACTGTTGAACCTAAAATCGGTGATGTCTTAACAACAGAATGGAACGAAAGGTCATATGAGATTGTTATGGTTGATGACGATGAAAGAATTTTTCAGCTCAAGCATATGGTATGGATTTTCATTCTTAAGCCTTATAGATTTTCAGAACAAAGTACCACAGCATCTACATTATCTGATACTCCTGCAATTTCAGCAGCTGGAGAAAACGCGTGGATACAGGAACAAAGTGAGGAGATTGATGATTATACCGATGTGGATACATCAGTATATGGATTCTAAATTATAGAGGAGAAATTTAATGAAGACATTAGAGAGGATAGATAATTACCTGAATGAGACAGGTGATGCCGAGATGGTTATCAGCGAGGCCATAAAAAACGATTCTGATGCAGCTGAAACTGTTCTTGATATTATAGGTGATTTACAAGATTTGCGCGAAAAATCAGACTGTGAGAAGGTCGGATGCAAACAAGAAAAGAGGATACTACAGAATGCCATGGTCGTTATGAAAGACCTGATTAGATATTACAAGTGAATAAAATGAGACTCAGAAATTTCTTAAATGAAGCGGTCTATAAGTTTAGTAACAGTGATATTAATAAAATAATGGACCACTTGAAAAAACCCAGGGAGAAAATAATTGAATTGCTCAAAGCAGGATCAGCAGATAAACTAGACGACCATGTAGATGACATTAGAGAAATGTTATATATAAAAAGTCTAGGTACTTATATTATAAAGCAATTAGATTCGAGTATATTCAAAAGTCCCCCATTAACAACCGCGCATAAGATAAACCCGGTAAATATATATGTGGGCTACACATACAGTCCACACTATAATGTGCACGAAAAAGCAATTGTAGTGGGAATCAGACTATCTTCTTTAGAAGACAATGCAGCTTGGAAGTTAAGTGACTTGGCTGGTTGGTACACTATGGCAAAAATGAGGTCAGATGTAGTGCATGAAATTACCCACTGGCTAGATGATAGCTTCCACAAGAAATTCATAACAAAGGCATTTTCTGGTGAGAGGTTTGTAGCAAAATATTTTAAGAAAGGCCAAAAGGTATATCTTGATGAGCCGTTTGAAGTAAATTCAATAGTAAATGGTATCTCGGATATGAAAAAGCTAGTAGAGGTTAAGTTTGGCAAACAGATATGGGATACTTTATCATGGGATGATTTTCTTGGAATGGATCCTATGTTAGCAAATCTTGATATCGCGTATGGTGCAAAATTTAGGAAGATTCTGAGAAAGAGAATGGCAAGAGAAAAGCTTTTGGGTAAGAAAATGAGGTAAATTATGAAGCTAAGAAAATTTATATCAGAACAACAAGAGTTAGACAAGATAGAGATACGCTTGAGAGACCCAGATGACCAGTTATTGAACCTTCTCAATCACTTGCAGGTATCTGCAAATGTGGGACACTCTTTTAATGTGATTGTGGACCCTGATAATAAGGAACACAGAGGAGAATTTGGTATAGATGGAGATGGTATGTTCTATCTGAAATCCATAAAGAAGGTGGAGAAATGAGACTAGGAAAACATTTAGATGAGGGTGTTGATGCAGAAATAGGTAATCTGATTGCAGCTGCTAACACTATCAAGAGATTTATTGCTGCTAAAAGTCCAGGTTCTAAAGAGGACGCTAAGAAGCAAGTAGTTATTGCAAAGAAAGCTCTTGCTAAGATAGAGAGGAGTTTATGAGAGGATTTTATTACTACCAGACAATAAGAAAGACCATTATACAGTTTTTGGATATGTTTTCTCGTATAAATATAGCCAGGTATAATAGTGCTGGTACCATTCTGAAGTATGTAAATGTTCCACTAAAGTTTGGTCCAAAATCTAAGGCCTATTATTGGTTAAGAAAGGGGTCTCAAAAGAAATTTGATGAGACTCTTCCAATATTAGCTGTTTCGATGCAATCTATGGAATTTGCTCCTGATAGAATGGGGCAGGTAAAGAATAACATAAAAGTGTCTACAGAACTCGATGATAAAGTGGTCAATACATACCTGACTCCTATACCTTACAACATCTCATTTGCTCTTCACCTTTGGTCTCTTTATATGAGTGATGTTGACCAGATATACGAACAGATTCTACCGTATTTCTCTCCACATGCCTTTATGAGGATACAGATTCCAGAATTAGACACAACATTTGATGTTAAGGTAGTTCTGCAAGATAGTTCTCCGGAAATTGAGGAAGAATGGGATGAAGAAGGGTACCGTATTATCAAATGGTTATCAACCTTCTTGGTTCAAACATATGTTTTTAAGCCTATTTCTGAAACAGACTTTGTTAAGAAAATCTATGACAGT